GCTTCAGTTTACGTAATTGCCGCGAGTGGAGTCGTTGCATCGTTTTTCGGTTTCAATGCCTACAGCGCAAAAGCTGATAACAAAAAAACAAGTATAAAAATGGAGAACGGACAATGATGACATTACTCGGAAGTCTCTTGGGCTTTGGCACTTCATTTCTGCCAGAACTGCTTAACTACTTCAAAGCAAGCCAAGATCACAAGCACAAGCTAGAGCGTATGAAAGTCGAAATGGACATGATGACTAAGCGTAACGAACTCAAGCTTAACATCATAGATAAACAAGCAGAGATAAAAGAAACTGAGGGGTTATATAAGCATGACGCTATTGACGCTGGAGGGTTTGTTAACGCACTACGAGGTAGTGTACGTCCTGTTATTACTTATGCTTTTTTTGGTCTTTTCGTTGCCGTACAAGTAGTAGTTATGATGAAGGTTATAAACGAGGGCGGCAATTGGCAAGATGCGATCCCACTAATGTGGACACCAGAAACACAAGGGCTGTTCGCAGCTATTATGTCTTTCTGGTTTGGTAATCGCGCAGTCTCAAAATACTATGGAGTTAAAAATGGGTAAAGGTGTAAAGCACTATTTTAAAGATGGAACAGAGCATAAAGGCGGCACACATAAAATGCCAAATGGTCAGTTACATAGTGGTAAAACACACGGGAAAACCAGCAAACAAGTAGTTCATTTTAAAGATTTAAGTGCTACTGCAAAAAAGAAAGCTAGAAAAAAATGAAGGTGAACATCGGATTAGCCTTTGCAATGACTGTGCAGTTGGTTGCATTAGTCTGGTATATTTCTGGGTTAGTGCATGACTTAGAACATTTGCAAGGCACTGTATCAGCCCAACAAGATAATCTAGATTTACTAAATGCTGACGTAGATGATCTATGGCATTTCTGCACATTTACCGAAAACAAATGGTCCGAGAGCTACACGTCGGATATGGTATATGTCAGAGTGTGCGGCGATAAATTACCAGTAGGAGATTAAAATGCAAGATAACTGGGAAATGTTTTTTGACATGCTAATTAAGCATGAGGGTGGCTTCACTTCAGATGAACGTGATTCTGGGAATGCCAAAGGCGACGGACACGGCAATAAAGGCTCTACAATGCTAGGCGTTACCGCATGGAACTGGGCTAAGTACACTGGTAAACCTGCGCCTATGGAGGTTATGAAAGCCTTAACTAAAGAAGACATAAAGCCGCTTTACAAAAAAAATTACTGGGATGTTATACACGCAGATAAACTCCCGTCTGGCGTTGACATCTCAGTAGCTGATCTTTGCGTTAACGCCGGCCCTAGCCGCGCTGCTAAGATTTTGCAGAAAGCTACTGGAGGTCTTACTGTAGACGGCGCTATTGGAAAGATGACGATTGCGGCAGTGCATGACAGAGACCCCAAAAAGGTACTTGACAACTATTACTATGGCCGTCAAAAGTTTTATGAATCGTTAGATGATTTTGAGCATTACGGCAAAGGGTGGACTAGGCGAAACAAAGAAACTTTAGAGCTTGCCTTGTCTATTGTATAAAAAAGGGAGGCTATCCCCCTCCCTTAGTATCTAGTCATTTCCCTCGAAAGCAAGAAACCTAAACTGCTATGGTTTGAGCTGATCACATTGATGCTCGGCACTCATAGCTTACCATAGTATTTTAAGTATTCTCTGGATCTATTGCCATTGACTCAGCGCCTTTATTTCTAATTTCTTTTTTTAGAAAGTTAACCGCGTCAACAAGATTAATATAACACTTTACAAATGCTTCCATTTCATGGTCGCCACGTATCCATCGATCTTGCGGTATTCCTCTTTCCGCACGATCAACAACTTTTGCAGCAATCGAAAATTGTTTAATTAATTCTGCCTCGTTTTTCATTGATTTACCTCCGGTCTTGGTTTTGGTTTTATAAGCTCATTAGAAGCGTGGTGAGTGCCTTTACAATAAATATGGACATCATCTAGGTGAGGTCTTGTTATGGCGTACATAGCGGTCTTAGAATGGCTGCAAGCGTCATAACTTGGAAACAATATATTATATGTTAGCTGTTCACCTTCTACAAAATAAGTCATAACCATAAATGTAAAATACTTAATCATTTTCTATTACCTCTGTTTTTGGAGCGCCACGATGTATCATGGATTTTTCTCTGATGTTTTGTCGCTCGACTTTACGCATGTTTTTCCATTTAACTTGGTAAATTGTTTCTTCTAAAATTCTACGTCGCTCTGACTTGTCACAATTAAAAAGATCAACCATTACATCATCAAGTTTCATTTGCCGCTCCTCCACGTTTCCATCACTAGCCTGACTTTGTTTCTACATTCATACTTAAATTGTTCACTTATTTTGATAGAAGATTTTCCGCTATCTAAATTATAAAAAAGATACAAACCTCTAATAAAATATTCGTTAGTGCGATTGTTACTATTTACGCGGCTCATTTCAAAACCTCTGTCAAATTGATAATAGCAAGTTTTCATTATTTCATTACAGTTTTCAAAATCCAAATGAGATAATGCACGATATGCCTCAGAGCATTTGTCGTAACTTGCGCCTGTACAGGTTGCCACGGCAAATGCTGCTCTAAATGGCATATTCTTAAATCTCTTATCTCTTGGCTGTACTGTCTCAATAATATGATTTAAACGATGATGCAAAGTAGAGTTTAAAAAAGGTTCTATGTCAGTCGAGACTACTTTGACATTTCTATGTGTATCAATACGCAACAAAAACTGCATTGGGCCAACAATAGTATTCGGTAAGTTTAAAATATCAGCATTAGATCTATTTTTACCTTGATCTAAAACTTTGAAAACTGCATCATTTTTGACAACTGAGCAGTGTGCTTTGATTGTTTGTTTGCTTTCTACAATCGCGCATAATCTATGTTGCCCGTCTAGTAATCTACCTTTTTGTCTAGAAAAGACAATTGGCTGAGGACTTAACATCCATCGGCCTAATTTCATTTGGTGTGCATAATTTCTCACAACTTTAGGGCTTATTGCTCTGTTACCGTAGTTATTATTATGCAACCATTTTGCCGCCAAACTTGGCGTAATAGATAAGATCTTACTTTCGATTTCATCAGACTTAACGATGTTTGATTGAACTTCATTACTATTAAACATTTCATATAACCTCTTTTTGTTTTTATAGGATTCCCATGTTAACCGACGGTTAACAACTATGTCAAATAAAAAAACCCCGAGTACTATAAGGAGGAAGAACTCGGGGCAAGTAAAAGAGCCTACAGGCAAGAGGCTCCTTGAGGTATATTGAGAACATATAGTTTAAACTATTGAAAAACAAGCGACATATGGTAGTTTAAATAATGTTAACGTCACGGAGAATAAAATGTTAAGCGATAAAGAAAAAAACTTAGTCATGCTTTTGGAACTTCCGCATAGGATTTCAAATCCAAGAGCCATGATGCAGGCTTGCGAAGATGCTGCGGCAGTAATTAAGCGTCAAGCTGAAGAAATTGAAGCATTTACCGAATCATCAAAGCCAAAGCGAGCGCGTAACTCAGATGGAACTCTGAAAGCAGATGATAAAACCACGCCTGATGTAAATGAAGCGTGGGAAGGTGGCAAAGCGCCGAAAAAGAAAGCTAAGAAAGCTAGTTAATATTTAACAAGCCGCCTGTTTGGCGTGCAATGCGTTCAAACAGGCTAGGGAATACTGCCTGACTTGTGCTTAGTGGTAGCGTTTCTTGAGCAAATCTAGCGTATGTCGAAGGCACAAGATCTCTAGCCAAAGTAAAGAAATTATCTTCTACTCTTTTGCCGCCGGCAGATACCGCAGGTAATGCTGTCAATACTTCCTGAGACGCTCTTGCAAGATCGCCAAGCTCGCTGCCAGTACCTTTGACATAGCTTTTACCTTCTCTGTTTCTGACTGCGCCAGATAAACGCTCGGCAGATAATAACCCTGACGCAACTTCTGCGCCTCCGCCGCCCATACCTCTTTCTATTGTAAGGTATGCTCGGTATTGGTTTCTAGCATTGTCTAAACTTGGAATTAGCTGTCTTGGTATTTGTCTTTGTACAATGTTGTCTAAAGCTTCTTTTATATCGAAAGCCAAATCATAATTAATCATCTCATTATTTTTGGCAAATCTGCTCATTGCTTGGTTTAAATCAGTTCTAATTTGCGAAATATTTTTTGAGTTAATTTCAGTACCATTTTTGGCAGCATCTCTAAAGCCTTTTACAATATTTGTTAAATTTTTAGGAACCTCGCCAATTGTCATATCGCCTTGTGCTTTTTGCACGGCTCTAATCATGTCATTTACTTCCTGCGCTCTAGGAACTCCTCCAGCAAGTTCGTCTACTGTATCAAATACTTTACCAATTCGTAAACGGGTTTGATTCATTACTTGTGGCGTAGCAAGATCGGCGTTTGTGCCGGCCTGCCGTAAAGCAGCTTGTGTTAATTGCTGTTTGGATAAAAGCGAAGCATTTTCTGCGCCTTCTAACATCATTAAATTTGGAGAGCCTATTTGTTGCCCTGCACTAATGTTATCTACACCTTCTCGTCTTAATAGATCGACTGACTGAGCTCTTTGGCTGCCCGATAGATTACTTAAAATATCGTCTGGGTTACCTCTTGCTAATCTACGAAGTGCAGGAGTTGCTACAGCTTGAGCTACAGGTAATCCAAGAGCACCTAAAGTTCTTGCTAGTCCTTCGTATTCACTCCCTTGCGTAAGTTGACCTGCCGTTTCACTGCCAAGAGCAGGTATAATTGACGAGGTCAATGACCTTACAGGGCCGCCTAAAGGCATTGTAAGCGCACCGCCACCAAATTGGCCAAGGGTTTGCATATATTCGCCCTCAAATGTCTGTGGTTCATACTCACTATATCCGCCTGTTAAATCGGCTACTGTTTGCCTTACGGTTGGTTGGTTTGGGTCTTTTGGCGCTAATTGTGGAAATGCTTTTTCCGACGATCCTTCTGGAAATCCTAACAGCTCCATTAATTTAAGCTTTTGCGTAATTTCCATTGGCAAATTCATAACTCGTTCAGCAATAGGACTGACAAAATCTACAGTCTCAGATGCACCCTGCAAAGCGCCAGAAGCCAAAGAGTCTCTTAAATCGTCGGCTTTACTGCGAGGAGCTTTATCAAATCTGTCCTCAAATTCTTCGTAGGTTACATCATATTGCTCACGATAGAACCTTTCATATATCGCACGCTTTAATTCTTCATCACTGCGATCTTTATATTCTGGATATTTGCTTCTAAATTCTTTAACAATTTCTGACATTATGGAAATAGCCCCAATGGATCGTTTGATCTTTCGTAAAGTGTATCAGGGGTTATGTCTTCACCCTGCAATCTTTTAATACCTTGCTCAATATAAAATTTGTATTCTCTCAATGCCTCTCTAAAATCTTCTGGTCTTTGCGCTGTAGATAATCTTGCTTCTGCGGCTTGTGCTTTTTCACCTTCAAGCTCTGTAATTTGGCCTCCGCCTTTTAAACTTTGAAATGCCTGTAAAAATGCTTTACCTATAACTTGATCTAGCCGGCCTTTTACTCTTGCCGTATTTTCATCTAAACGTAAATCCGCAGCTTTGCTGCGTAAAAAGCCCTCTAATCCTAAAGCTTGATCTAATGCAGGATCAAAAAGTAATGCATCTATTTGATCTACCAAAATAGATGAGCTAGTAATATCTCTTTGTCTTTGTGAAGTTCTCTCTGCGTCTTGCAGCATTATGTTAGCAGTTGGGCCATCTACTAAGCCAAGAGACAAAGCTTTCATTACTTCCGCTCTGTAAGCCTCTGGGTTAGACCTATCCATACCAGTTAAATTTGACATAGCTTGTCTTTGCGCCGCAACTGCTTGAGCTTTACGGTTTATGTCAGCTCGCTTGTTAAACTGTGTAAGTAAACTATTTACAGAATTACCTTCTTTACCTTGCAACGCAAGACCTGCATCTCTGATACCTGCAAATGCGAGCATCCTTCTTTGTGTTTTTGACAAAGTGTCAAAAGGATCATTGCTTACCGGCGCACCGAGTAAGCCCGTGCTCATTAAATCTACTGGCAGTGGCGTTGGTGGCTCAACTCTTGGAGGCACATCAACCAGTTCCAAAGCGCGTGGGTTTGGCATCATTGTTGCATTTTCGTTTACTATAGTATTTCTGTTTTGTTGAGCAGGCATATTACCGGAAGGAAATAAAACCTCTAGCTCTTCTGGCGTAGCTGCATCGCCTGCTACTGCCATTGTATTTTTAATGGCGTTAGATTGGCTTAACAGTTTTATATCGTCTTCTGTAAGTAAATATGGTTCCATGTTACACCTTAACTAAATATATTACTAAATCCGCCACCAGATCCAATAGACCCAAACCCTGCTAACAAGTTACCAAATGTTCCCAAAGGATCTCGCGTTGTCGTTGTGCCGTAACCTGTTGGAAATGCTCCTGACGCGCCAGTTAGAACGCCGAATTGGGTAAGTGGAAAGTTTTGTTCAGCCAAAAACTGCTCCAAAGCAAAGTCACGATCCATTTGACCTAGCCGTCTTTCTGCTTCGGCTGCGCTTGCCATTGCGCCTAATCCTGCAATATTAGTTCCCGTTTGATTTCTTGCAACATTTTGAAGTCCGGCAGCGCCTGCGCCCCTTAGCCTTGCAGCATCTAACATAGCTTGCGTATTTGTAAGGCCAGCTTGTTGATCGAAAGCAGCTTGCCTAAGCACTCTGTTTTGTTCTCTGGCAATGTCAGACGACGCTGCGCGTTGCGCTTGTTCAAAATTTCTTAAATTAGCGTTTGTTATTAAATCGGAAGCTTGTTGGCCATACTTTTCTCGTGTTAAAGCTTCTTGCACTCCCTGCCGAGATCCGCCAAAAGCATTAGCAGCTTCGGCTTGTGCGCCCAACGTATTTAAATCTTGGTCTTGAAAATCAGCTAATCGAGATAAGCTTCTGTCTATTACTGCATCTTGAAATGGATTCATATATTGAGACAAATTTGCACTAGCAAGGCTACCTACATTACCAATTTGAGCTGCTTGTGTCGTAGGGGCTTGCATAGTTGCTAATCCTCCATAAGCATCGGCAGCTTGGCTAAATAGAGGTGCTCCCATATCCAAACCGCCATAACCGGCTAACGCTTGTTGCCCTAATGGTGTCATGCCTTCAACTCTTTGACCAAGATATGGATTAAAGTCTTGTGCCAAAAAATCTTCGGCAAATGGTATTACAGTGCCTTCTAAAAATTCCTGTTGAGCGGCCGGCATTGTATTGGTTTGAGTCTTAGTTCCCATTATCTTAACTCCATCTCATAATGAGTATACACCGACCTAAACGGTGATGCATCTACATACTTTTCGAACCCTTTTCTGCCATCAGCTTCCAAAGCATCAAGCCCTGCATCTACTGCTAATTTTCTCATTAGGTCTATCGCTTCGTTCATCCACTGCCTCATGCGCTTACCACCAATAAACTCTATCTTTAAATTTTTTCTTTGAGGGTGCTTTACAACCACGGTTGTCATGGCTGCTACTAACTTGTCCTCGAGATGAATAAGCCACATAACAGAGCCACCACCTCTTATGTCGTTCTCAACGTCTTGCATTGTGACGTTGTGAGATTGCCTCAGTATCGCCGGAGCCAGTAACTCCATACCCTCGCTAATGTAGTTGTCAAAGTCTTTAGATAACACGGGTAATATGCTAACCTTTGGCTTTGTATCTAACTTTACTACATTATCTAACATATTTACACCCCTAGACGTCATTTCATCACCACGTACTTAATCCGACCCGTTTCCAGATAGCCGTAGACCCGTCATAAGACGCAGTGCAAATGTAAATGTAATTTGTATCCCACGCAATCATACCAACAACATCGCCAGTAGAGCCGACGCTAGACGCAGGGGTTGCTTGCTTTGTTGCTAGCTGCCTAAATGCGCCTCCTGACGAGATAACTGCATATTTTTTAGAGCTATCCCAAAGCACGACGCCATCCTCTGACGGATTGTCGTCTGTCGTCTTATGGTAAAAACGCGATAACTGACGCTGCAAGTATGTCGTTAAGCTTTGCCCCCATGCTTTTATATCATCGCCAATAGGTGGGAGTACCGGTGCTGCCATTATCTGCGCCCACCTGCTTTAGCATCAATACGCATCGTGCCAACGCGCCAAGCTGCATACGGCGTGTCGCCCTCAACTCTCAAACGTATCTGGCGACCAGAAAACCTGACGGCTGTAGGATTTGCAGGCGTGTAGGGGCCATGCGTTGATTCTGTTGCGTTTGGATAAAATCGACTTTTAAACTTAATATTTACGTCGCCTTGTGTTTTCTCGTCTGGAATAAGATCGGTTACTTGCATAATTCTATCGCCCGAACCCATGCTAAACGGACCGCTTTCTGCAAATACGCCATCTGCGTCAGTTACCGTAATATTATTGCCCATGCCGTTACCATGTACAGTGCAGTAATATTTCAAGCTTGCAGGCGCATCGCTTGGCACAACAAAAGTTGTCTTTGCTCCCGAGCTTCCTGCGGTTCCAGTGCTTGTAACTCCCGAAGTATACGAGGTGTCATCAGACGTTCTGAAAGCAAGTGGATGTCCCGAGTTACTATTTTCACTTTGGTCAAAGACATAGGTGTATCCGCGTTTAAGTGTAATCGCAGGATAGTTGCTGCCGTCTAAAATAAATCTGTTACTACCGCCAACGCTTGCAACTGTAACCGTGTATGTCTGGGTGTCTACGTAGCTCAGGCCAACCTCATGGTCGAACATGGCGCCATCTTGCCCCATAAGCATAGGGTACTCAAACACACCTCTAGACGCACCAGAGGTGCGCGACAGACTTCCTATGAGCCAATGGTTTTCCTTATAGTCAAATGCAACATATCTATCTATTTCAGTAGAGCTACCAGAACAATAAAACCACCAGATCTCTCCAAACTGGCCATTTGTAAACGCCCACGTCTTGCTTTTCTGCGAGGTGTTTAAATCGCCAAAGACATAATCATGCACTGCGCAGGGTATTTCTGACACAACATTACCGTCAAATCGGAAAAAGCCGCCGTTACCCATCCAAAAAACGCCCATGTCTACGTCAGCCGCCGCACGTCTTGATATAATACCGCAGGATGTGCCAACTCGTTGAAAAGAGTACACATAAGGCGGTCCTATATATCGAGCCGTGTGGGCATCTACATCTGTAAGGATAAGCGTCTGGCCACGGGTTCTTATAGCCGTTTCTATCTGGCCTGACGTTTGCAGCTCTATATCTCCTGCCTCGTTTGTTGAGGCCGGCGTCCAAGTTGTATTATCCTCACGATCTGAAAAGGCTACTTTACGAGGATTACCGCCTGCGCCAAGCGCAAATACAAATCGCTCTTCGGTTACGATTATGCCCAGATTATTGGTCGGCGCGTTGGCTACTACTGCGGCCTTAGACGACGTGCCAAGCTGCCACTCTAAGATCCTACCGTCTGCCGTGGAGCACGCTAAAAGATACTCACCCCAATTATCTAGGGACCAAGTAGTTGCAGCAACGAGGTTACCAGTGTCTGGCCGAGGTGTTCCATATGCGCCAACGCCGTAAAATCCATATCCGTAGCCAATATTAACAGACGCACTTTCAGAACCTGCCGTAAGATCTGTAGGCGCAATGTCATATGCCGTGCCGCCTGATACAACGGCAAACAGCTCGTTATATGATCCGGCTGCAACGTATCTTGTGCCATTGTTACTTTCCCATGTGTGCATACCACGGGGCGTATTGACTGTAATCGAAGCTATGTTCTCATTTACACGCCAACCGCCAATCGGTCTAAGTGACCCGTCCCTCCATCGCACAAGTGACCCGTCACGCCACCTACCGGCTGCATCAAGGTCTGTGCCTGTTCTGTAAAATCCGGCAGGAATTTTTAGCGGTATTAGCGGCATGTCGTTACTCTGGTTTTGTTGGCCATGAAATAGTGTTTGGAAATCCCGATTGCTGCGGCACGTTTAATAGGTCTGTACGGTACTGCGCCCACTCGTTTTGTTTTTCTGTAGTTAAATCTGACCAACGCAATGAATTAGAAACAACAGGATCAACCTCTGATCGCAATAACTGATCGCGCCATGCTCTCTCGTTCATTGCTGTTTTAGCGTCTAGCTCTTCTTGAGAGGGTGCAGTGTATGGCGTGAAGTCTGATCCGATCAATGCCAGTAAATCATTATTATTAATTGTCATGTCAGTGTCAAAACTGTTTAATGAATACGGTATCCAACCAATCTCTGGGTGATTTATTTCAACATCAATACGGCTGTTATCTGCCGCTGAAGACTTGGCATTTCTATATTCTGTTATTTCTATGCTCATTATGAAATCCTTAAAAATAATGTTGATGGATATCTATTCGTGACCGCACTACTACCGCCAGAGTCTAATCTTCTAGCGTTACCCATAGCTCTCCAAGTTCCACTAGGAGTTGTAGCACTGTCGTTGTTATCAATTACGGCGGCTGTGTCATCAACGTAAACGCTCGTAGATAAAAAACCGGCATAGTGGAGACTTGATCCGGAGTAAGTGCTTCCGGCAACAAAAACACCAGTTGATGAGCTACCAAGCCATGCGTATGAACCTACTGCGCCCAAAGACAGCCCTGCCGTAGCAGTTCCAACTTGCGCTGAAGTTGGCGCGGCAGAGGTTAAGTAACCTTGCGTAGAGTGATCGCCCCACCCATAAGCAGTGTCCCAATTTGATTGACTAGACGTAGTCGGGATGCTGTAACCACTTGCTAATGAGATTGCAAATGTTCCGCTTGTTGTAATTGTTGATGGGCTGACGCTTAAACCAGTTGGCACAGTCACTCCAACGCTTGTAACTGAGCCAGATCCTGCGGAGGCATTTATGTACGTTTTTATGTCTGACAGTGCTACCTGCTTCATCGTGCCGGCGTCGTTAAATACAACGCGGTCTGCGTCTACAACGGTTGTAGACGTAGCACTTGTGTCGCCGTCGAGTATGTTAATCTCAGCCGTGGTTACAGTTGCCCCGTCTAGCTTGTTAAGCTCCGCAGCCGTGCTTGTCATTGCCACGCCGCCAATCTGCAATGATGTCATGTTTGGCGTAGTTGCGTTTGTGCCGTCTGCGTTGTTGTTTATCTCGGATACAATGTTGTCCAATGCCGTGTTTGTTGTGGTTCCCCATGTATCCTCAGATCCGCCTACTGTCGCCTTGGTTATTGATAACGCCATCTACTTTCTCCTCTATGCCGCGTCTTGCACGACCGTCCATGTCTCTGTTGTACCAGAAATAGTTGTCCATGTCTCTGGTGTAATTTCCTGCACGTCCCATAAAAAACGTACTGGCATTGTCGGCGTGCCTGCCGTTATTTCTGTTGCTGTTAAGATATGTGTTTGCACAAACGCAATATTATCTACGGTTGGGGTCGTCGTAATTTCTGTTGCCGTAAAATTATTTGACTGTTCGACTTGTGCAGCGTCAACTACTGGCGCTCCAGACGTTATTTCTGTCGCCGTAAAATCGAAGAAAAATGTCATAGACGCAACATCTACAACTGGCGTTCCGACTGTTATGTCGCTCATTGTAAGGATTTGCTGCGATATTATTGTGACATTGTCTATTGTTGGAGTAGACGTAAGATCCGGCACATCCATTACGTAAGTGGTTGATACGGCAATGCTATCAACTACTGGCGTCAGAGTAATGTCTGCAATTGCAAACGTCTCGTCCTCTGCCATTGTAACAGCCGATATAGTTGGTACGCCTGCAATGATGTCGTCAGCAAGTAATCCGCCGTCTGCTATTGCTCCTAATGGAGATGCTGCTATCGGGTTAAAGCCTAGCATAATTTACTCCTTACGGCTTAGTAGGCCAATCAGCATCTTCCAAATTAGGCCAGTTTTCATGCGCTGTTATATCTCGCAAGGCTTGGCGATACGTGGTCATTTCGCTCGACATTGTAACGTCTGACAATGCGTAGAAATCTGTGTCTGCAAGCTTGGCATCTCTAGTAGCTCTATGCCCTGCCGCAGTATTAGCATCTAGCGTGGCTTGATATGCTGCCTCATGTTCTGCTTTGGTGGTCGTTACGCCATCCTCTGTGGTATCAGCAAAC